CGACGATAATAGTCGCTAGTAACTATATCACCCCTAAATGTAGTCACTGTTGACGGAATATATAATGGTGTAAATTCTTCAAGTTTTTGTATCCAGTGACTGTAATCCGAAAGAAATAACATGTCCGCATCAAGGCACACTGTTGAGTCCCATGGACTTAATTCATCCATATGCGATCGGCCGTCCCAGTATGTTTCTTTATTCCAAAATATAACTTTATCAAACGCCCATATATGGCTAAGGATAGGAAGCCATTCTTCACTGTCAGTTACAATTGCAACATTATCATATCCTAGAGGTTGGGTAGTTTTAATAGACAATGCTAGAGCATGAGCAAGTCTGTGGTAATTTGCTGTTGAACTATCGGAAACAATTATTAAATATCCAAAGCTCATAAAAATTTTCCTAAGTGAGGCATTAAATCCTCTTTGTTTAAAAAATGCAAATCAATGCCACTTGTGGAAAGGATATAAGGATCATGAGGCTGAATTAATAATTTTAATTTTGAATCCGGATCAATGCTAATAATTGAGGTTTGACTATATACCGTATTAATTGCAGGAAGTTCGTAATCTGATCCGGTTAAATGTCCTCTTAGAATATGGCAGGCAATTGTGAATGCAATATCGTTGCGATATATTCGATTATCAAAGTTATAAAGACTATAAAAATAATGGTAGTTTGATTTAATTGAGTCCACAAGATCAAAGATCATTTTCGATTCCTGATCCTTTTTAAACATCAGAGTGGTAGCCCATTTTAAAGGAAGTCCTTGACTAGATGTTTTGTTATCTAAAAACCCCTTTAATGAATCTATAAAAAAATTAGCCGCACTAGCAATCATAAAACTTTGATCAATATCCCAATAATTGTTTAATTTGTCTGTGAAGGTAAAATAGTCTGCATCAATTACAAGAGTATGATCATAGGGGGTAGTATCCCATGCCGAAGATCGATTACCATTTAAAAAAGAAGAAATACTTCCGTTGACAATACGTTTATTTTGATTGTGGGGTTTATCAACTAATACAACCGTTTCAAAATATTTAGAATAAGATGACGAAGTTGAATTGATAGATTCGTTGTCAGAAACTAATGTCACGGGATAACCTAAATGAGTCGATGCTAATTTAGCCGATGCACATGCCAACGAAACATAGTCGAGCGTTTCGTTGTTATGAGCGTATATTAAAATACCACGACTCATAGTTTTAACAAATCAGTATTTGAGCGTGTAACTTTAAGTTTTTCAAATTCTAACAAATAATTGTTAGTAGAAGTAAAATACACATCGAGTATTTTTTCTTGAAATTCTAAAACACTTTTTACATTGATTGGATTTTGATTGCAATCAATTATAGGAATATTTTCAATTCGAGATTTTGAAATTAAAAATTCTACAAAAACTATCAACGATTGATCAATATGAAATATGCCGCCGTCATACCCAATCGTTAAGTTTGCAGCTAACTTATCTTTTAATGTTTTCTTTTGTAGTTCAAGATTTTTTCTAAAATTAGAAAATTCTAAAGCAGATTTAAGAATATCTTCCATAAATAACCCTGTAATTGTATGCAGTTATTTATAAAGTACTCTGTTTATATTTTGCTTAATTGAAGGACCAAGTGCCGTATGCATAGCTAGTCGGCACAGGTGATATAATAGTATTAGTACTTCGACGTTCAGTGACTTGGGGTTCTAAAGTCAACGACACCGAATCTCCGTAGCCGACCGCTCCAGCACCCCCGCCACTCGTCGCACCACCTGCATAAACTGACTCGAGTACAACTCGTATGGTTAGTCTGCTTGAAGAGCCGATTGTATTTGTATTAGTTAGTACTCTAATATCAACTCGATTTGTACTATATCGAGCATCTGCTAGATTATAAGATATCAAAGTATACCCAGTTGTGCTTGCGTTTCCATACCAGTTTGCTGCTTGAAAAGTTAACAAAGTTGGAGTTCCGCCAGGGGCGAGTAAATTAGCAAATGCATCACTTTGTAATCGCTGAAAGCCCGTGTAAACACCGTTGGTGGCGTCAATACCAAAAAGGAATGCACCGCCTGCATTAAAGAATGCGTTAGCAGCAGCAGCATTAGCCCAAGTTACTACAAATTGCCAAGTTGCCCTGGTTGAAAATGTTATAGTTGTTGCTGATGAGCTCAATTGTGCTGGAGTTATTTCTTCAAATTCTCCAGAGGCAACTAAAAATTTATCAGTTAATAGATCAGATGCAACAGTTTGATATTTGGTGTATACTGAATTTAACACCTTATCGCCTGTGGTTACATCATTTGCGTTATTATTTCCAGTTCTATCGTTTTGCAGACCTAAGTTATTAGTAACCCACGTAAGACCTTTTTGGTGAGTTCTAGCTTTAATTAAATCTAATCTTAAATTATCCCACTCGGGGTCGTCGATGTTATCTGATTTTGTAATCGCTACTGATTGTGCTAGGGGTACACCGTAACCAAATTGGAATCTATTAGCATATTGTGTATCGCCAACTACCCAATAGGTATTGCCGCTGTCAAGCACTGCCCCCAGGGGTTTTCTTATATCTATGTTAAACGAATCTGCACTAATTTTTGGCACTGTATTTTTCCTGTTATCTTATTATATATCTACTCACGGATAGGTAACAGGCTGACCCTGAACAGTCCAATTAGCATCGTAGTTCCAAAACTCAGTGGTTACCGGACTTGGATTGTTTATATAACTTCTTCGTTGTACAATGTCAATAGCTGCAAATCCACCAACTTGATCGCCGTAGCTAATTGCTCCAGCACCACTTCCGCTAGGACCAAATGTGGTATATACAGACTCTAGCAATACTTCAAAGGTTAATTGAGTTGCTAGTAAGTGATTAGAAGTATTTGTTGCTGCTCTGAATCTAAGATAGTTACCGCCATATGCCGAATCAGCAGACACTGTGGGAGTTGCCCAGTTTACATAGTTAGTTGTTGCTGATGTCCACTGGGTTTTTCCATAAAATTGTTGACCCATTTGACTGCTCAATGATTCAAATATTCTACTTTGAGCACCTGCCGGCCCAGTAAGGGTAGGAGTAAATTCAAATCTCATTAAAAATCCGCCGCCCGAGTTAAAAAATTGATTAGCGGCCGCGGCATTAGCAAAAGTCACAGTGGTTCTATGATATGCAGTTTTACCAAAACTTACTGTTAGTGTTGGATTGACTAAATTAGTTGGCACAATATCCTGATACTGCCCAACTGCAACATCACCCGAGTCTAATACTATTTGTTCTGCTAGGGTTAGATATCGATCAAATACTGCTGTGGAAATTAGATCATTGGCATTTACTTCAGCAAATGCAGGCGATGTACCAATCTGATGTACACGAGCTGCTAGAGCATCTAATCTTAAATTATCCCATTCTGAGTCGTCAACTAAGGGGTACAAATTTGTTCCTGGATCTCGAATAATTGGCGAAGACAACATCGTACCGCCGTAACCACTTACAAGAACACTTGCAATTTTTTGCCTTAGATCAATATTAAATGAGTCAGCTGTAATATTTGCCACTGTATTATCCTAATTATAAAATTAAAGCTTCAATGACCTTCCCGCCTTCGTCATTATTACTTTCTAAAGCTACTGCAAAAACTCTGCTAGCATGAGGAACTGCCATCATTGCATATCCATTATCTGCTGCAATCAATTCGTCGCCTTTTTTAACGCGACCAATAACTTTAACTGGTACACGACCTTTAAGTGCAATATATACGCCGCCTTCTAGGTCTTTATTCATCATATAAGCTGGGTTAGTACTTACTACACCAATAGCACGTTGTCCCCATGAACTAGCAGTAACTTCTTTCTCTCCACCAATCACCACTACAGTGCCAGCTTCATAGTCTGCATCAGGAAGATATTTTTCTGCTAAGTCAGCATAACGTGCTGCGGTAGCAGTACCGTTCATAACATTAACGTTGATATCGCCGTTGTTGTCTCTAGATACAATGGAAGTTTTGTCGCCGCCTGATGGAACTGCGATCGATGCAGTATAATATTCGGAACTGCCTACTTTTAATTTATCGGATTTTTCCGAAGTGCCTTTAAAAATACGGGCAGTTAAGTCGCCATTGACATCCCTAGCTGCTACTGTGTTGACTAGTATGCCGGTTGATGTTGCAGATCTAGCTTCGCCGCCGTCAACTACCAATGTGCCCGAACGACCAGTAACGTTGCCTGTAACGTCTCCGATAACTGCCGCAGGTACTTGGGTTGTTCCTACAGATCCAGTAAAGAATCCGTTGAAAACTCTAGTCTGAGCGTTAAACGATGTAGTACCGTCATTGGCAATAATATTACCAGCAAATGATCTATCAGTGACATTTAGTAATGTTTTAGTTCCTGTAGAGTCTATGACATTACCTTGGGTATTTGCATACACTGTTGTAGCATAAACGTTTCTATATTTGCTATCTGTTTTACCTATATCAAATACAGGTAAAGTTGTGCCAGACGGAAGAATAGGATAAAATCCATCTTTATTAATTACGATCGGATCTCTATCTACGTCAACTTGTTTAATTCGAAACGTTAGTGTACCCGGGTCACCGTTAAGACCTTTAGAGTTTTGAATAATTGGAAACTCGCCGCCTTCAATAAACACTCTAAATGGTTTACCTCCAGGAAAACCAACTTCAAAACCGTCGTTGGTAAATGTAACTGGATTACTAAAGCTAGCTTCGCTGGTTTTAATGTATTCACTGGCCAGTGCACCACCTAGTCTATCTGCATTTGCTGCCGTACCCCAGAATTTCCAGTTTAATGCAGTAACTCCAGTAGTACCATTAGCCTCTGGTAGAGTAAATCCTTTTTTAATTTCACTGAATCCCGGAACCGGATTAATTGTTGAATCAATTTTAAATGCAGCTTTACTGATAACAGCAACAGTTTCGTCAGCAACTAATACCTTTACAATAGCATAGTTTGTACCGCCTTCGGCTCTAACTACCACTGCACTAAATGTCGAAGCACCAAATCCAGGTGCTGTCTGTGGTCCAACCAATACAAATCCAGTATTCGTCCATACTTTAAGTTGATTTGTACCAGTGTCTAACCACATCTCGCCAATTTGCAATCCTGTAGGAGCAATATCGCCGATTTCAGCACCGTTAGCAACTTTGAATTGAGAACCGTCAAAGAATCGCAAACGCTTCTTACCGCTGTCATACCAAATTTGTCCAGAAATACGCTTTGGGGGCTGCGTGGTATTTGCAAAATTTTCTAGTAAATGTAGAAAGTTTTCGTTCTGAACTTCACCGTAACCAGCATAATTCTTACCAACAAATCGTAGATCTGTAGTAGAATCAATTGTACCGTCCGGTACGTTAGTTAGGAAAGTTCCATTAAATTTATCAACTTGGTATGCCATTGTCTGCTCCGTTCTTATATTTATTTGTTTGTTACAATAGGTTCACGCCGCGCTTGGCTACTTTTGTAGCCTGCTCTTCCGCTTCACCGATCCAGTGGAATGAATTGGGATCTGAAAAACCAGCAACTTTGTCAATGTAAGCCTGACGCTGTGCATTTAAAAATGCAATCATTTCATTGAATTTTTCAGTTTTTACCAAGGATTCATTGGCATTTAACATCTCTATAATGATATTAATCTGCTTGTGTATAGGGTAAGCATTTAAAATTTTTACGTTAGCGGCATACTTAACGAGACTTTCGTTAATGACTGGCTTCTCATAGTGATTCCGTACTTCGCCTGTTGCATAATCACCGTAGTAATAATCCCCGGCGCCTTCATCTAGGTCTACAGATTTAGTATCAAACTTAGCAAGATCCATAAACTCAGTTGATGTTTTGTCAGACAACTCGCCAATGAGCACACCTGTAGATTTTAAAAATAATAACGTTCTTGTTTCTTTTGCCATTTATATTCCCCAATAAAGAACTAAACTGTATTTAGGTCTTTCATTTATTCCTATTGTAGTAACTTCATGTTCTACATATAGAGGCATGTCTAATAACATGCCCGGTTTTTCTTCAACTATGTTTTGATTGTTATCTTCGTCATACCAAACAAAATGGTTTTCGTCGGACTGCAAAAACACCAATTGAAACTTCCAATAACACCCTTGACTATCCTTGTGTCTTAATAAAAAATCACCCGGATCGTATCTGTTAATAACAAAATCTCCCCTAGTGTATTTGTCATACGGAAGAGTTTTCCATACTGCGTCTTGTAACTCTTGACTGGCATTATAGTAAAACAAACTTTTTAAATTGCTACTACCATACGGTGTTTCAAAATTATCTAACTTTCCAGGACTTCTGATAGAAAATTTTTCAATATGTTGCTCTGCTAACGCAATAATTTCATCAGCATTGGTTAAAAAATTTTCTATCTTTTTAATTTTATCCTGATACATATTCCCAACTTGTTCTTAGACTATTAGTTCTATAAACTAAATCATTGTTTCTACCAGGATCACTAACTGTAGTGGTCACTGATACACCTGTTAAAAACGCTCTACCAATAAAACTACCAGTAGATGCAGTAACTGAAGTGCTTACGTTTTGAATAGTTGATGCCACTCGACACAACACGCCTGCTGCAAACTGACTCGGAGGTGCTAATGTGTTTAATAATTCAACTACTGTACCAGGACCGGATGTAGTTTCATTTAATCCACGAGTATCTAAGCTAATAAAAATAGGCGGGATTGAATCTGCAACAGACTTCGTTTTATAATCTACGTATTCTTTGGTAGCAGCATGAAATTCTTGTGTTGGTCTAGCATGTAAGGTTATAAACCCGGTAAACTGTCCGCCAGCGTTTGGCATCTTAGTGTTGTCACTAATTGTAATGCTCTGTGTGCCGTCAAATGCTACACCGTTAATATTCTTTGCAGAAACTAATTTTGTAGCAGTGTCTGCATTTCCAATAAACTTAGTTGCTGTGATTTCTCTCGCAGCAAAATCACCCGAAGCATCTCTAGCAACTAAAAATAATGGAACTGGTCCGGTATCGGCTTTTACATTCCATGTTTGTATTTCTGCGCCATTGAATGTAGATCCAGATCCCCCGTTAACAGTAATATATGCACCGGCTGTTAATCCCGATGCTGCCGATGCACTGATAGTAATATTTTGAGTACCATCAAATGCAACACCGTTAATTGTCCTAGACTGTATTAGCTTAGTTGCAGTATCTGCATTACCAGTAACATTACCAGTAACACTACCTGTAAACGTAGCATTACCGCCAGTTGTGCCGCTTTCTAAAACTTTTGTGCCACTAGTTGCATAAACATCACCAGTTAGATCACCTCTTACATTGCCTACTAGGTTTGCTGTAATTTCGTTAGCTGTGAAATTACCAATAATATCTCTTAAAACAATTTTACCGTTTTGGGTAGTAGATGCATCTACACTCCAAGTCGAACTAGCAGATCCATTAAATCCGGTGGCGCCGCCAATTAGATGTGTTCCGCGTGAAAGGGAATTTATTAATGTGGCACTGATTGAAATATCTGCTGTTCCATTAAAATCAACTCCGTTGATCTTTCTTGGTATTCTTAATTGATTGGCACTACCAGCATTGCCGCTAACGTCCCCTTGGAATCCTGCTAGCAACGATAGGTTAATGCCTTTAGTGATTGACGAAAAACCAGGAATTGCATCCAACGAATTAATTGTAAAGATATCAGCACTAAGAATTGCTAATACAATGTCGTTGACTATTAATTTGCTGATAGCATGATAATTTAAAGATAAATCTCGAATTCTTGCACTTACTAATCTAGTAACACCAAATGGTGGCTCAACTGCTTCCGGACCAATTAATTTCCAACCTGCTTCGGTATACGGCGAAGTGCCGTCATAGATAAAAAGTTGTTTAGTAGAATTTTTAATCCAAAGTTCACCTTCGGCAGGAGTAATAGACGGATCATCAGCAATGGATGCTGCTGATACCGGATTCCAATCATTTCCATCATACAAACTTAAAATTTTAGTTACTGTATTATAATAAATTTGTCCAGTTATCGGTTTAGCCGGAGCACCTTGTCCTGCAAAATTTTCTAATAAAAACAAAAAGTTTTCGTTTTGAATCTCACCATAGCCTGAATAATTTCTGCCTACTAGTTTAATACTAGTGTTGGCATTTATCCTTCCGTCTTCAAGAACAGTTAATTCGTCACCGTTCCATTTATTAATCTGATATGACATGCTTTAATTTCCTGTTATGATTGGAAAGTCCACACACCCGAATCAAGCGTGTAAGTCTTAACTGTTCTAGTAAGAATTAAATCGCTGGTCGGTAACGTGATCGATGATATAGTTATGTCTTCCAATGCAGTGCCCGTAGTAGTTGGACTTACTCCAGTAACAACTGTTCTATATTGTTTGTTTAATTCTGTACTGATAGATAATGTTTCAACGCTGTTGGTAAGATATGAACATAATACTCTTAGTGTTGTTCCAGCTATGTGTTCGACGACTGGAAATACCTGTGCTAGGAAAACAGCAATCGCAGCGTTTGATAATTGCGAACCTGGGTTACTAGGATCACTTATATCCATGGCAAACGCCAAAGGAGCTTTTTTAACTGCAAAGTCAACATAACCCTTAGGCGCTGCATCATTTGGCAATAGTGGACTTTCAACTTGTTGTGTAAACGAGTTGTAAACAAATTTTAGATCTTTAATTTCAGTGCCACTTACTCTAATTGTACCAGTTCCAGACGGATTAAACACTAAGTCAGTGTTAGTGAATCGAGTTGAAATTTCATTGTCATTAATAAAAATATCATCAACTGTAAAGTCACTAAATGTACCAAAGGATGTTAATCCCGGAGCAGATGTAATCCCAACGCCCAAAGAACTGCCGTCAATTACCTTGGCACCGTTGACGTAATATGCTTTATTAGCTGCAATATTGAAATCATCTGAGCTATTCCATGCCTGTGACTTTAATGCCGGAAGTGTTCCGACTGCTGCTTCGTTAGTCTGTGACCAAATTAACACATGGTCTTTTAGTCCGCCACCGACTGTGCCGCCTTTGAGTATCAGTCCGCCACCGCTGGCAATATCATCGCTTGGACTTGGGACTCTAGCAAGCTCAATATTCTTATCTTCAATGGTCATTACTGATGTATTAACTGTTAAAACATCGCCCAGTACCGATAGATTACCAGTAATCTCAACACTGCCGCCAACTTTAAGTAAACTGTCCGGAACGTTTTGATAGATGTTTGTTACATCAGTAGCCGCTGAAATTGCAATTACTGTTCTATATTCAACGTCGTTTTTATTAACTTGAATATTGATGTCTTGCCCTCTAGCTCTGTTTGAGAGTACTAGCTCGCCTAGTGCGGAAATTTTTAAACTGCCTTGGTTTTGAGATCCAAACGTAAAACCGTCGTCACTGGCTGTTGTAATAGAACCTAAAATAGTAACAGCGGGTGTGTCTGTTCTAACAAAAGATGTAATAGGTTGCCCATTTAATAATATCGAATTACTTACAGTGGTGTCAAATTTAACATCATACGCAGAATCTGTTTCTAATCCTGGAAATTTTCCAGAGTTAAAACCAATGTTAATGAAAGAATCAGCTGGATAACCAATGATAGGATTAACTGGTTTAAATCGCGCTTTACTAAACACACCTAATAAATTACCGCCAGCATAGAGTAGAACAACAGTTTGGTCCGATCCTAATGTATCTCTAACTGTCTCAATTATAAATCCACTCTTTAATTGTGTTTTACTATATGCAGGTGATACCAATAACGGAGTAGTACCGTCATAAAAGAATAATTGATCCTTACTGGTGTTATACCAAAAATCTCCAGATCCCAACCCAACTGGTTGGATAGATGTTAATGCTGCTGATCCAACTGCTTTGTAGTCAGATCCTGTATAAACTTTTAAACGTAATTCACCGGTATCGAACCACAATTGTCCCCGTATTGATCGAGAAGGACGAGTATTATTCGAGAAATTTTCTAATAACTTAACAAGATTTTCGTTAAGATATTCTCCAAACCCGCTGTAATTTTTTCCAATTAATGTTAAAGACGAACTTAATTGATCAATCTGCCCATCTGAAACAGTTGATAAAATATTGCCGTCTGTTTTATTAACTATGTATGCCATGTTTTATACCCTATTATCTATTAGCTGCATCAAAGAAGTCGCGACCATATCTAATAATGTAATTAATAGTTTGGTATGGGTTCATCAATGGAAATTGTTGAGCCAGTTGAGTTTGATCTTTGATATTTCCAGAACTTGCTAAACTAGCTAACTGACCAGCTACAGGCACACCGCCTGCTCTTAATGTTGCACTAGCATCAATAGGAGTTGCGGTGGTTGCGTTAACCGCATAGTACTGTTCGCCTGGTGTTCCGTCTGGACGTACACCTCTCATATCATGTTGATGCTGCGGTAAATTACCAGTTGTTAATCCATAGGCAGCTTGACCAGATGATCCGCCTAGTCTACTTGCTTCTGTACCAGATACGCGATTAACTGAGCCGCCACCTGCCGAAACAGATGTTGATGCTATTGTTAATCCATTAGACATATTGTCTGCGCCTAGTGGGAATCGACCTCGAAGATCAGGTAATTTAAAATATGTTTGATAGTCCGATCCTGATTTCCATACATATCCACTAGGAACATATTTGTCTAATATAAGATTATACAAATCAGAATATTGATTTCTAAAAACTTCACTACCGTCACACAACAAATAACCCTTAGGCACAATGTCACCAGCAAATGGCATAATTGTACCAATGGGGACTCCTAGTTCTCCAACAAAGTCGTCTCGAGTCATTTTTCCAAGTTTATTAGATGACAATGAACGAGGAACATATACCAATACACTAGTATCATAAGTCGAAGTACTTAGGGTGTTCTGATTAGCAATAAAGTCAAGCGACAGTACAGTATCAAACTCTTTGACAGTTGCTGTTCCAGATCCGTCAAAGACAACGTCAGTTTTTAATGTAACTGCTCCTTTGAATTTAAAGGTTGTTGTATTTTTTAATGCATTAGCAGTATCAGCATTACCGGAAATGTTACCTGTAAATGCACCATCAAACTCTTGGGCTGTTATTTTTTTAGAATAGATGTTGTTATATCTAAGTTCGCTTGTTCCAATATCGTAGGTGTTAGATACGGCTGGTAGAATTGTTCTTGTAGATAATGTGCTTTGAGAATCAATGTTACCGCCAACTACTAATTTCTTTTTAATTGAAACACCGCCTGTGACCTGTAATGCTCCACTATTGACGTTAACTGCATCAGTTGCGCTGGTTAAATTAACTACATTAGTAATAATTGCATCGCCAGTGACATGCAAGGACGCTTGTGGTTCAAGTGTATTAATGCCGACATTATCTTCTTTAACACGAAGAATCGTAGCTGGCAAACCTAATTTAGATGTTTGAATGTCAATTGATCCACCGGCCAACGAATTATAAAGTTTGCCGCCCGATGAACCACTTAAAATATTAAATGTACTATCAGCACCAACTGTAATACCAGAATTATTTCGAACATTAAGTTGATATTCGGTGGTGTTAATTGCGTCGGATCTTAAAAATAAAGATGCAGCAACATCTGCTTCGTTAACTCTAAGTGCTTCAGACGATGTAGCAACTCCCAGTAATCTAGTTGGAAATCCTGTTACAAATGTTTCTGCGGTAATATTGATTCCGGGTTTAATCCCCTGTGCTGTAAATCCCGCAATATCTGCTTTGGGATAAAATTGCTCCTTGCTGATAATCATAATAGGAGAATCATCAATATAAAACGTTACTACTGTCTTATCTAAGTTATCCGATCCAATGATAGTTTCAACAATAGGTCCGGTTCGTTTTCCGTCAATTGTACTAACATATGGACCAACTAATATCCATTTGTTGCCGGAGTAAATAGAAAGTTGTTGTTTATTAGTATCAACCCATAAATCGCCTTTTCTACTAGCCGCTGCATCTGGTGTAGCAACACTAGTTTGAATATTACTAGCTGCTTTCCAGTCAACATTATCCCATATCTGTAATTGCTCGTTGGTTGTGTTATACCACAACTGTCCTTCAACGGGGTTGGTCGGTCTTCCCGGTCCTGCAAAATTTTCTAACAATCTAATAAAATTTTCTGCAATAATTTGCCCATAGCCGGTTACATTACGGCCAGGCAGTGTAATAGAGGTATCAGTATTTGACGTATTGTCATATACAGTAATAGGTACCTTTTGATCTTTTTCAGTAAACGTTACAATATATGGCATGTTATACCTCGTTAAAACCAGTTAAACTTTGAATACGTACAGTGTAATCAATCTGCATCAGTCTGTTCAAAGATTTTTGAACTGGATGGAAAACAACATGAGTTAACAACTTACCGTTACCGGCTGCATCGAATCCCTTTAATCCAAGTTCGTCAAATATAAAATTACCATCCATCGTTTGACTGTTGTCAAAGGCTTCTTGTCCGGAAGGTTCTCCGTAGTCTAAGAAACAAGTTACAATAATGTCGGAATAAGTTGCACCACTAATATGTCTAACTTCCATCTTATTTCTAACAGGATCCAAATTTTCTTTAGCACTTTGATCAACTACTTTGGCGTAGGTTTGATTATAAAGACTAGAATTAGTACCTGTAGTATTTGGAGTTAGATAAGTAATCAGCCCAGTAGGGTCAACAGTTGTGCCGCCGGTTCCGAATACCATTTGATAAACAGTGCCCTTGCCCTGAACTGATAAGCTTTGGGCTAGTGCCTGGCTCATATTTTCATAATGAATTGCATTTCGTTTATCACGAAATATTTCACCAGTTGCTGGATCCCATATTTTAATATGGCCTTCAATATGAAAGCCTAGCGTTTCGTTCGGTTTAGTCATAATTTTTTCATTTTCTTTGTTCGACATAATATTTCTCACAGTGTATTTATTCTGGTAATTTTGTGCGCTTATTTCTTAAAAACTTAGCGACCACAGAATCGTTTAAAATTAGTGAAGCACCCGATGCAGGTGTCGTTAACCCACTATCGTAGAAGATTTTACCGCTACGACTAATGATTGTAATCTTGGTTCCTGCAGGTACTTTTGACGTAAGTCTAATATATGCTGTAGTTCCGTCAACGGAGAACTCTGCTTCAACATTAATATCGGCTGCTGGACTATAAGATCCATTATTTTCCAAGTATTGCGCATACGGATCTTTACGTAAACGTTTTCCGTTAACAAACACTTCGTACTGATGATTTGGTCCAAAGTTACTAGGAATTGATGATCGATACCATGTAGTCGGAGTAGCCTTTACTGGGGTATTCATTAACGGTCCAATTAATAAACTACTACCATCGCTGATAAACTCTTCTTTTTCTTGATATTCACGATACGGTAAACTTTCAGTTACCGATACATCGGCAACATCAGTTCCTGCGGCGTGTACTTCTGGTGTAGAAGATCCTTGAATTCCCCTAGTCAACTGACCCAGGACATTACCTGTTTTAGTATAGTATTCGATACGTTCGTTGTTGATTAACAACATGCCAGGTACTCTATTTGGCAGATCAGGCGTAATTAGATCAGATGCATTATTCACAATAATTTCAGTATCGTAATAATTCAATGGCTGATCTAATTTTACTGTGCCGATTGAATAACGCTTATAATGATTAACGTTTAGCATATCTTTAAAAATTTCATAAGAGATAGGCAATTCATAATCTTTTTGTCCAAATACAATCAATGTAATAGCGTCTGTTGCTAACGCAGAATTTTTTAACTTAATAAAACTAAAGTTGATGTCAACTGAGTAATCAACATCAGGAGTCAATCTTGTACCATTTTTGTAAATCCATACTGTTGAAAAATTATCAACCTGTCGTCTTAATTTAAAGACTCCTCGATTTCCCGGAAATCTATCTTTGATAATTGACATTGTTGGATATTCACTGAACCATGTTACTTTAATAATATCACCGGCTGCTATTGTCAACGATGGCAATAAACGTAGATTATCATTTTCAACTCGATAAAAGTCATCTCGTTGAACTTCTATTCTTATTTCTGCTCCAAGTTTTAAATATTCTGTAAGCACTGTTAATCGATTATCGATACCATTGAAGCTCCATTGTCTAATAAAGTCAATTGGCTGCTCATCAATATAAACTTTAATATTTCTAACATCAATACTACCAGGATTGTATAGAGGATCTTGTCCAATGATAATAGAATTATTAATTCCGTCATACTTAAAGAATAGCGCATCGGCAGAATCAATATATCGCCCGTTAACTTCAACTATCATGTTACCGGCTGCTGAACTTCTATCCAGATTTACAAATTTATCCAAATTATAAATCATTGTACTTCCATCATGCACAATGAATTGTTCATTGATCCTAATAACACTTTGTCCGGAACTATCAGATTCAATACTATCAGCTAGTACTAATATTTTAATTGACTCCCTAAATGCAGGTGGAACGGCAAACTGAATTACAGTATTATCTTTGTCATTTAATAATCCTTTAGAAGTAATGAAATTTGCTGGATACTCAATTCCGTTGACTGTGACTAGAATATAACGAGTATCTTCAAATCTTGCACTTGTTAAAAATAACGTAGTTGTACCGTCGCCTACAAATTCTTCATAGTCAAGAATTTGGTATCCGCCCGGACCGATAGTAACAACTTCTACAATCTTTCCTGCTGGCGGAATTACATTAAATTCAATTTGTTGATCTATTAAGTTAAGATAATAATCATAGGTTATGTTATAAGGATCTAAACTTTGAGTTTGCTTAATCTTATCAACATATACAATAACTGACTTCGATTCAAGAATGGGGTGGCCAATTTTAAAAATTTTAGTTGCACCGTCTGTATATTTGACAACACTTCTAACCTGTGCAGCACCAGTGCTTGTACGTTGGAACGTTTTAATAGATACAGAATCTAGCACCTGGCCGGGAACATTTTCTTCCGGAGCAGGAACTTGATATGGACTAATAAATGTATCACCATTAATGGATATTTCGTCAGCAGTTAGGCCATTAGCGGTAGAATATGCATTATTAATGTTAGATAAATTACCACCGGATAATGTAGTGTCCTGAACGTTTGTATCAGTAATACTTACAGTACCGTCACTATCGCTAGATCTAAAGATTAAAATATCACCAGCTTGTGTATGTAGACTATATGGTAGGTTTATTTCTTTAGTAACACCGTTGCCAATAAATGTATTCATTATTGCGCCTTCGGCTGCTACACTATTACCATTAGCTTGTATAGTCGATCCGTCATATAAATTAAAGTAAGGATCATCTATTCTACTAAATCTACCAGTCTTATCTGGTAGTGTAGAAAAATCTCCACGCTTAATATAAATGTTAATGGCCTGACCAACTGACGGAGTATATGGCAACGTAATACTTGTTGTGCTTCCGTCGGCAACTATATAGTAGTCTGCATTAGGAATAACACTGTCCCAGCTGTCACTAAACCAAGGCAGGGCATCCCAACCGCCAGTTGAGTTAAAAGAACTGCCCTGTATAACTACACCGCCAAAGTCTAAGCCGGTCATTAATTGTTTAGGATCTTTTCCTAACATGCCGTCTTTGGCAACATAATGTTTGTTAATCCGGTCAATACTGTCTAAAATATCGTCATTCTTTTCATATGATATAGTAATAGTCGACAATTCAATCGGTGTACTAGTAAAAGCAAGTTTTCCTTTAAGAACAGTTAGCCCGTCTATAACGTCATTAAACAACATAATGTTGTATTCATTTGACAACAATAGTGATCCATTAACTGAAACAGTAATCTTAGATTTATCAGTGGTTGGTGGATATTTTAAATCGTATATTGCAGTAAGTCCGTCGGCTGTGATAGTTTCAGTTTTAAAGAAATTTTGATATGTTCCAGTTTTAGAAATTCTATCAAATTTCATAGTAACATCAAACGAACGCACAACTCCGTTGCCAATAAATGCTGTGGCCTTTGCTTCAGTTCCGCTGGTTTGATATCCACCAACTAGTGTAATAGTAGGCGCAGATGTATAACCAAAACCTTGCTCAGTTACAACTACTCCGGTGACTACACCATTTGATGTAAATGCCTGTGCTTTTGCCCCTTGTCCTCCGCCGCCACTAATATCAACTGACGGAGTATTAATATATTCACTACCCTCGTCATAGACTACGATATCAGTTATTTTAAATGTATTGTTATCTTTCCAAGCTTTCCACGGATAGGTATTTAATAATTCATTGTTAGATTTAACAGGAACTAATTTACCTTCAACTTCGTCGTAGTAAGGAGGCAGGTCAAAATCTGACATTGCAGAGTTTGTATTATCTAAATGATCGTAGCTACTTGTATATTCTCTAATTTTAGTTCTATATGGTTTAACTTCTTTTAGATATTCTTCGTAGCTTTCTAGATTATCATTTTTATAATGTGTTTTCTGATCTAGGCCACCCACACGATGTATTGCATTTAAGAAACTTGTTTTAAATGCCCAGTCAACGTATAGTTGCTCAGAGAAAATATAATGAACACTATTAAAGAATAGTTGATTCCATCTAGCCGCTAAGTCGTTAATTAAAATATCATCACGAATTGTTTTGATGATATTGCGAGTTTCACTAACAGGCTGTCTATCATAGGAATTAGAATCATAACTACCTATATTGTCATATCCGATTTCATTTATACTTTCGTCATACAACAGTGATGAAAATTCAAATGTACCATTGTGTCTACCTACTATTTGATATTTTTCATTAATAGTAGTTGCAGATTCATTGATTAACTTTAATACTGCCCAACCGCCATTACCATATTCGGTAATTTTAATTAGATCATTTAATTTAAGTTCAATAGTTCTTGCTAACTGTGGCTCGTAATAGGTACCCGGAATTTCTTCAACTACTCTGCTTGAACTGCCATAGCCCATAGCCCACCAATCTTTTAGAGACCAATATCTAGTAGTGTCAAAATCTTGCGTCAGCGATCTAAAGAATGACGTACTCTTGCTATCAAATTGATACACAGACCAATAGTTATTATATGTTTCATCATTGTTAACCAGTACAGAGAATGCTCTTAC